AAAGAATCTAAAACCTCTTTTAATTTTTCATAATAAAGTGGTTCACCACGCAACTCTGCAAGTTTTGCAATCGCAACAGATTCAACACAAGTCCAATATGTTTCTCCACTTACAACGTGCTCATCAGTAAAGTACGCTGCAATATCCTCTTGAAGATATTGAAGTTCTCTTAGTGTTTCTCTCTGAATTTCCATAGTTTAATTACTGAGTATGCTTTATTTATTAACTTGTTCTTCTGTCATAATGATATCCAGCAATTGAATACTGATCGTTCTTGCCTGGATAATCTTCGGGTGTGTTTCCTTCATACTCTGGAATCAAACGTTCACCATCTTTTCTCTCACCATATACATGATAGAAGCAATCTATCCATGTGTTCTCAGAATCTATAATTATTTTTTCATTATCAAATTCTTTGACAATAATTTTTTGAGGGTGTCCAATTGGTTGCAATTGAACAGTAATACTATCTTCACGAACCAAATCTTTCCAGTAGTCTGGTAAAGTTATTTCATTTGTTCTAGTTCTACCTCGGTGATATACACCACCCTCTGGGCCTTCCAAACAAACATATCTGAGTCGATGATTTTCTTTGGTTGGGTGTTTGATGTCAAATCCTTTCCAACCTTGAACATTTATAGTTCCTTGAACAGATGCATATGTTGTACCACTGACTCTAAGATCTTTTGTAATTCTTTGATTTCCTGCTACATAAACATCATCAAAAAATTTACTGGTTCCTAAAACATAAAGAGAATCAGAGAAAGGAAGTTTAGATACTGAATCTACTGTGCCTATTGTGACTACTGCCTTTCCACTAGTTTTAGAACAGTCTCCAAATATTGATATACCAGAACAAGTTAAAACACCAGATTTTTTATAAGGAATTTGTTGAGATGTAGTCTTAGAGTAATCTTTATACCCAACATGTAGACCAATTGTTTCTAGAGAGAGATTTTTTATTGCCATGTCTATCCGTCGTTTTGGTTATAAGAATCAATTTTAGATAAAGCTGGAATATTTTCATCATGAAATGGAGTTATGTCCTGATAGAAATCAGGTGCCATATCTTCGTCAAGTCCAGAACTTGTGTGAATTACTTCTGATTCACAATGAATTCCAACAGCACCACCACCATTTATGAATATTTCTTTTGTTGCATCAGCAGTGAAGTCAGCACCTGCAACCATTTCTGTGTCAGCACCTGAAAAAGTTTTAATATTTTTTCCTGCATTTAGATATATGTTTTGTTGTGCAACTAAGGATATATTTCTACCATTTAATTCAATGTCACTTGATTTTGCTTCAATATGTATTCTTCCATTTCTACATTCTAGTTTAATTGCAATGGCACCCTCACCAGTTACTTCACCATTGGCAACATCTGCATCATGTCCAGAATATACTTCAAAAGATCTATTTGATGCTAACTTCCCAACTCCACCTTCATAAAAATGAAGTATCTGTCCTTCATTTGTGGTTAGTGCGTATTCAATTTTACCATGCTTTACAGATGGCCCACCGCCAGTTATTTGAAAAGTAGGATATTTTCTACGATAAAACTTTTCAAATTCATCTTTAAATACTTTCCTTATTTCTTCTTCGGTCATTAGTATCCTCCATATCCACCACCGTCATTAGGTGTACTTGGTGGAGTGCTAGTTTCAGAAGATGTATCTGTGGGAGTTGTATCCATAGTTGGAGTTGAAGTTGTGGTAGGTGTTGTCGTTACAATTGTTGGTGTAGTTTCAACTTCTGTCTCTGCCACAGTTGTTGTTGTTGATGTTGTTACTCCAACATTAATAACTTGAGAGACAGTTGCTCGTTGTCCTAGACTTTCTTCCATTGTATCATAAATTATGAAATCTGTCTCACTATGTGTTGCACCTGTCATTTTTAATCCATTGGACATTACATGATAAGGCCCAGAATAAGCAACACCATTTACGTATCCAACCACTTCTTTATTATCACCAATACAATCAATGACACTTGGAATTCCAATGAGTGGTTTGGTTCTTCTCTCGTCAGCACCAGTATCAGTTGTAAATAATGGTTTATATGACATAATTGGAATTATATTTGCACCAACACCAGTTTTTGAATTAACCGTAAGAATTGGAATAGTTGTAAATTCTGTGTTTATATTATTTGGAAAATCAACTACAGCTATAGATCCACTTGGTGTTGTAGTGATTGGAATGTTTGTACCATCATCAATACCTTCAAAAATTATTGTGTCTTCTGGATCATATTTTATACCTGGTGTCACGATGTAAACATCTTTTACTGTACCAACCACATTAGTTCCAATACCCACATTGGTTGTTGAATCAGGATCACTAGTTGGAGTTAAACTAGCATTTAAACAATAACCAGATCCAGAAGAAAGAATAACTACCTCTTTTATAACACCATCTTCAACTATGGCTCTAACATCTGCACCAGATCCATTACCAGTATTATCAATGATTGTTATATTTGTATCAGTGTCATTATATCCACTACCACCATTGATAACCTCAATTGAAAAAATTCTTCGGTCATTACCAACTACAATGAACAACTCCGCACCTGTTCCAGATCCTATCACTTGAACCTCTGGTGGAATACACTTAGGATATATGTAACCTGGTTTAACTGGAACAACATCTTGTTGAGAAGTTGGATTATTGTTTTTATTATTACATACATCAAATTGATTATTTCCATTACCAAATAAGGATATCTGATCTATTGCTCTCTCGATTGAACCCATGCTTGAACCTGCAGATACTTTTGATTCCTCATCATTTCCAAATATCTTGCTTATCCTATTATCAATTCCTGTTCCTGCATTTGCAAGAGTATCTTTTAATCCACCTAGTGTTCCCACTTTATCCATAAATTTACCGTAATCCTCTGGTGGTTTTAGAGATTGTCCAATATTTGATGCCCAATCTGTTGGTTTTGCACATTTCTCTGCATTACATCCAATGAAATCAAATATTTTTTTTGCTAATCCACTTACACTTCTTAATACATTAGTGACTGAACCTAGTCCACCCACTAACCAATTTAAACCACTCATCACTGTTCCCAGTGCACCCTCTAGACTATCAAATACCTTTGCAAATATTCCTGCAGTAAACTGTTCAATCGCACATAATGCTCCATTTACAACATTTCCAATCAGATTTTGAAACATGTTACTGATAAATCCACTAATTTTTCCAAGAACATTTTCAAAAGCACAATATATTAATCCCATTACACCATTAAATCCTTTCTTTAATTTTTTTGCCTCAAAGAAAGAGTCTATTCCTTTCGCACCTGCTTTTAGGGGGCCTAAAAGTTTTTTAAATTTTTTATTTAAGTTCTTTAAAAGATTAGTTTTAATTGAATTTATAGTTCCTTTCATGATACCAGACATTTGTCCTGTGACAAATGCCAACTCTGCTTGTATATTAACAACGGAGTTTGTCAATGGATCAATCCAACTACTACCAACATTTTCAAGTCCCTGTAGTATTGTTATGAAATCTGTGATTGCTTGCGTACTTTTTCCAATGACAGAATCATTACAAGGTGTCCAAGGAGTATTTTTTTTAGTATTTTTACCTTCAGCAACAGTACTTGCCAAACTATTCTCTAGATTTTTAGGGACAACTGCTATTCTGGTTCCATCTTGAAGTCTTGAATTAGAATCAATGGCATGAGCAGATCCTGCCAAGTCAGCCTCAAATGGTTTGAAGCAACTACTCTTTATTTGTCTTGACTCTACATTATTATATGCTTCTTCAACTCTATTAAATTTAGGAAGCAAACCCATAATAACTGGTTGTTGTGCATCCTCACCATCTAAAAAGAAACCAATACAAGTCTCTCCACCAGTGAGAATCATGGTTTCACTAAGACTTGACTGACCAGATCCTGAATGAGTAGGAATCATTACCTCTGCCCACGGTAAATCATCATCAGGAAGTATCACTCCTTCACAATCGAAAGGATGGTATCCTATAATACGAACTTTAACTCGATTATGTTTATGATCTGCTTTTTGTGATAAGTAAGCGTTTATAGGTCTCCACGATTCAGGAGGAGCAATCTGACCGATCCACCAATTGAATCCGTCCTTTCCTAAAAAATTTGTTTTCCCTAATGCGGTAAACTGGTCAATCATTAGTCGTCATATACTAAACACTCTGGTTCATCAGGGTGCATTTCACAAAATAATTCTAACACGTTAGGATCGTGATGATCACCTGCTTCTATTTCATCGTGATGATGGTCAGCATATACTTCGAGTTCATGTAACTCTTCAAGCATATGTCTCTTCATTGGTTCAGAAGTAGTTGGATCGGCAAGAACTTCCTTGTCGTGTTCGATATGTTCTTCTATGCTTTTCATTTTTTTACCTCCATGTACAGTATGTACGTTATTATTTAGATATGTTAAAGGAACCTTCTGGGAAACTGTTTCCATATTGTGCGGTATCAGCTCTTACCAACATTCCTGTATTCTTAATATTCTTTTTACTTATAGTATAACCACCCTCAACAGCTGCGTCAGAAACTTTTGGAGATTTGACTTGTGCATATCCATAAGAGTCTCGAATTAAATTCATTGATGTAAAACATGCGTTTACTTGGAGGTGATGACTTAATCTTGCGATTAAATAATTTCCACTTGCACTTGTATCTAAAGATTTAGTTTGACCCTCTTGCAAATCAGGAAACACACAATTAATTATATCACCTACTTTGAGATTTATATTGCATGGCACTTGAATATTCAAGGACTGTGAAAATAGTGCATTGTATCTAGATATAGACTTTGCTTGATCTGCCTCATCTCTTCCTGAAGTATCAAATCCACCAGTTCCAATTCCAAGTGCTCCATGATCAGATACTCGAACAAAAAGTCTACTATTTAAAGTTCTCAAATCACTTGGGTCTGGAAGATTCTCTTCATTACCTAACTTATTTTCAACATTATCATAGAGTTTATAATCGTATACAGATGTTACATGTGATAAAGAGTTGAAGAAAATAGTTTTATTCGCATACTGTCCAACAGATAATGCTTTACGAATATCAGATCCTCGATCAACATTATAAAAATTTATTTTATAATTCTCTTCAAGTTTATATAAATTTCCAACTGCACCTTTTCCTTGATATATGTATGGCCCATGTATATCGGTTCCTTTTTCTTTTGAATTAGAACTATCATCATAATCTCTAGTTCGAGATACTAAACTCTCAATACTTCTGAAGTTAAATCCTTTTCTATTTTCAAAAAACAAATATCCTGCAGTTCCAACTGCCTCTGCAGATTGACCCTCTCCTTTCACACCTTGCTTAGAACTTGTAATTGCTTTTGGACATAACCACTGAATAGTATGAAAAGGTTTTTTTGTATTACCAATAAATGCGTATGGGTTTTTTGATTTTTCTATAATTCCAAGTCTACTTTCTTTTATCTTCATGTCACTTAATAATATATCTTTTACATGATTATCAATAGTTGTTGACTTATATTTTTTCATACACCTTGAAGTTTCATTTGAAAAGTATTCTGGTGATGTTATGTGTAGAGTAAATGACTGTGATTGAGATGGTTGACTTAAGTTTTTAACTGAGTAAACATATAACTCTCCTGATCCTGGTATTATACCCTCCTCCTTTTCAACCTTACCAAATTTAAATGTTCCACCTAAAGTTTCAATCTCCATTGATATTCTCTCACCACCACGAATTGGTAATCTACTTACAAAATTAAAAGTAGATTGTATCTTCATATTCATAGTGATTGTCGGACTCATTATATTTTCAAAGTATTCAATATGTTGAAGGTGTGCAGTCAAATCGACTGGTTTCCCTCCAATCGGTTGGATGAAAACATATTTGTATCTAAGTGCCTGAGATGCTATAGCCATTATTGATTCAGTTTATGTAAAAGTATATCATCACCTATATTTAATGGTTCAAAAGGAAGTAAACTTAAATCAACTCCACCTGTTCGAGTTGGTATATTATTACCACTACTCATATTAGTGTTTTGTTGATTCTGAGGAACCACTATGATATTATTTGAACCAGTTCCTTGTGCGTCCACAAATTTCTGTCGAGCTACGTCATTTTGTCTTTCAATTATATTCATATTTCTTTGAAATTGTTTCAAAAGAATTCTTTCGTCTGAAGATTCACTTCGATAAATTTTTAATTTTTCAGGATCATTTTCGAATATCTTATTATTAATTGATACATACAAATCATATAAAGAATAAGCAAGATTATCTTTTGGATTGAATATTTGTTTTCCAGATTGAATTGCATTATATAAATCAAGACCAAAAAGCACAACTTTTGCAGCTGGATTATTAACTAATTTAGAAAGCATAGAAAATTTAGGGCCTTTATAAGACATACCAAGAAAATTATCTCTTGTTATCTTTGGATTTTTACTTTTATTAATAAACATTCGAGTTAATTTAGCAAGAGGGCCTTTTTCTGGAAAAGTTCTTTTTGAAAGAGTATTAGTAACTCTTCCTGATGGATCTCGATCAGTGGCACCCATGACACCCTCTCTTAAGTTTTTAAATCTTCTGCTAATTGGTTTCCTACGATTCTTTAAATATTTTTGACCCCTAAAGAAATCATCAACATCTACATCTGGTGGTGGTGATGTTTTACTTGCATCTTTTATTATTTTTTCTACTTCTGGATCTCCTGCTTTTAAATATTCTGCTAATAGACTTTCATCAGCACTTTTAAAAGCTTCCAACGGATCAATTTTTAATGGGTCAATTTTAATACTCGGTTTCTTTTTATTTAATTTTTTTCCTATTTTTTTACCTGCTTCAATATTTTTTTTCATATAATCAGGAATAGTGCTGGTACTACCCACCTCACCAGATTTAACCAACTGTTTAGTTTGAGTATAGTTTTCACTAAAACGTTTATTATATCGTCCTTTTTCTCTTAACTCATCTGCTCTTCTTTCAGCAAAACCTGGTTTAATTTTTAATCCTTCATCACCACTACGGCCTCTTGTTACACTAGTTCTTGTTCCTTCATCAAATTTTTCAAATAAGTCGGGTTTTGGTTTTTGAAATACTCCACGACTTCCTAGAGAAAAGGTAGGTGTAGTTTTAATTCCAGGTTTATTTCTCCTTCCTATCGCAGCAAAAAGATCAACATCTTCATCTAATCCCTTTCCTTTTTCAAATTCATCATCTTTATCTTTTACAGCGGCTGCACCAAATAATCCAGCAATACCCAATCCACCTAAACCAATTGCTCCAACTTTCAAAGCAGATTTTATTTTATTTTCTTTTGGTTTTTTAACTCCCTTTAATTCTTTTGTCTGATCTTGAATGAACTTTAAAAATTTTTTAAAATCAGATTTTTGCTGAAACTTTAGTAAAGATATGGGGGATTTACCCTTGACTGATTTTATTTTTTCCATACTTATACAACATTAAGACTTGACTTATTAATTAATGCCACAAAATTATCGTGATCAACATTAGCGTATAATCTCATGGAAGGGCCACTTGTTAAACCACCTGTATCATTTCTTACAAGATCTGGTTGTGTTGAATTGTTACCCATCGGTAATACTGATATATTAGTTCCATTTCTTCCACCCACTCCAGATCCTCTTTGTTTTCGCATATTTTCATTAAGATAATTTTTTACTTTTGGTTCTATAATTTTCTCAGAAAAAGGAAGACTTTGCAATTCTCTTACAAATTGTTTATCTATTTTTTCATTATTTTCAAGAGGATCTCTAGATGTATTAAGATCAAGAAAGTCTATTATATCTAATGCTTGTTGTGCTTGATTTTTATTTAACAAATTACCTTTTCTAAGTTCTCTCTGATAAATTAATTTTGCTTTTGATATATCCTCTCTATTTTCAAATTCTCTTAATGTACTTTTAACTAAATTTAATCTTTCTGCTGCTGATAAATTCTCAACATTTTTAGTTGAATATATTCCTTGTTCAGCAGTAACATCTCCTGCAAATTTTCCTATAAAATCAAATTGTTTAGTAAACTCAGGTAATTGTCTTCTTTTTCCAGATAAAATACCTAATGTTTTAAAAGGTTTTTCAACAGGAACTCTTCCTGTTTGTAATTCAGTTATTCTATCATTAAATGCTTTAAGTTGATTCCTATAAAATTCTTTCTCTGCAGATGATGCTCGCAATCCAGGATTTTCATTTTCTTTAAATTGTTTTCTCTCTTCTTTTAGTATTCTAATCTCGTTCTCAGTTTCATCTATTATTGCACTCTGAGAACTAACTCCCGATTCTTCAGCCTTTTTAATTCTTGCATCTAATCTTGATTGACTTCCTCTTTTAAGAGTCTGAAACTCTTTGGACATTGCTCTAGAAACAATAAATTCAGCAATAATATTTTTAATATAAGATGTAAATCCTTTTGCTTTGGATTTAATTGCATCAAATATTTTACTTGCAATTTCACTTCTTTCAAAAAATTCAAGAATTTGATCTTTAAACTTAAGAAACAAGCCACCCAGACCACCAACAGCAATTGATACTAAAAATGCTTTTATGATTCCACTAAAAGGTAAAAGATTTAGTATCGATCCTGCAAACTTAAATATTTTTCCTACAAATCCAAATATTCCTTGACCTGTTTTCACTGCTATTTTTAACGCATTTGCGATTCCAAATGTAGAAACCATTGAATCTCTGATTGTTTTCAAACTCTTATCTAAAATCTTAGAGTTCTTTTTAGAACCAAAAAACCCAACATAATTCATGCCAAATTTTTGTTCCTTTGTTACGCCTGGTGCATTAGATATTGTGTCTGTGGATCTTTTAATATTGCGAACACTATTTCTGGCAGCAGAAACTAAACCTATTGTTGCATTTCCTGTAATTTTTCTAGGTGTAAGTAACGGTCTAATCATTGCTGTTGCATTTTTGAATTTTCCTCTTCAATGTACTGATTTAACAGTCCAACATAAATGTCCCTCTCCCAAGGCATCATATTTTCAATTTCGGTCAAAGAATATTTATGGTGTTGCATCAATGAAAAGTTAAGTTTAAAGTATGACTCAAGATCAATATGAGCCATAACTATCCGAAAAAACTCGTTATACCCTCCAACGTAACGTCACTTTCAATTTTTGTTTTAGGATTTGTAATCTTAATTGTATGAGATAATTTAGGCATTGTCTCAAAAAAAGTTTCCACTTGTTTAAACTGATTTGAATTTAAAGTTTCTATCCAGTCACTTAACTCTTTCTTTGTACAATCGGCAGCTGCCCAAGATTCATCTGCACTGTAAACAACATCAATACAAGAACAAATAATATCTAAAGATGCGTCAAATGTCTGAGCACTTTGATCAGAGATATCAAAATTATTCTGAACAAACTGACTTAAAGATGGATACTTCATTCTTAAAGTTAGATTTTGATCTAACTTAATATCACGATTATGCTTTTCATCTTTTTGAACTTGAATTTCATCGATATAAATTTGAGTTTCAACTGTTGTTTCACCGTCATCAGGACAAGTCACGATTACATCTACAGATTCACCCACAGATTTCCCACGTATGTTTAGAAAAATATATTCAATATCAAATGTAGGAAGATCTTCAACTTTAATTCCCCTTGTTTGAATACAAGATTTCAAAGTCGATTTAATCGCAGTTGAAATTTGTTTTGGATCCTGACTCTCTAAGGCAAGAATCAAAATTTTTTCTTCTTTGACAAGAAAAGGTCTATATTTTACTGTTTTACCCGTTGATGGTAAAACCAACTCATGCGTCGGGGTCGCTATTTTTGGTAAAGGCATAATATTTTATTCAGTATTGTATATAGCAGGGTTTTAGGAACCATAACCATACCCACCACCACCACCTTGGTTGCCACCGCCATCTTGCTGACCACCACCTTGGTTGCCACCGCCAGCATTGGTGTTTATTATAAATGTAATACCAGAGGAATTAGAAACATTATTTGCAGCGTCAGTTGCTGTTAATGTAAATGTATACGTTCCATCTGATAACGGACTAGAAACTGTAATAGAGAATGTTCCACTTGCATTTGTTGTTGTGCTACCAAGTAATGTAGATTGATTGAATAACTTAACCATACTATTTGCTTCTGCATTACCTGTAAATGTTGGTGTATTATCATCTTGACCAGTGGCTATTGATAGATTAGTTGGTGCTGCTGGTGGTGTAGTGTCTTGTTGTTGCTGTTGATTATCTTGTTGTTGCTGTTGATTATCTTGTTGCTGTCCCTCGGCAGGATTTATTTCTGTAACAACATCACCTATAATAACACTTTCGGGTAAACTTTCACCAATAGTATCATATACTATAGCATGTGGGTAAGGAGCATGTTCTGCACCAACCATCTTTAAACCTGTCTCAGGATGAATATGAATAGGCCCATAATATGGTTTACCACTTACATATCCTTTTGGAACAGTTGGTTTTGGATCACTCATAGGAACTGATAATTCACTTCCAACTCTCTTTGGTCTGAGTGGATTGACTTGAATTGACTGATTATCAATAAGTCTTTCTCTTACTGATTGTTGTACATTACCATGTTTTTCAATGGTGTGTCTTAGATAAGTAAGAGTAACTGTAACTTGCAAAAACGTGCTTCCATCATAAGACATTTGAACAGCATTAATGTTGGCTGGAAACGTATCAATGAAATGATATGTCAACAGTGGCATGTTCTTGAATGTATTATTCTTATCATTTGGATTTTGTAAAAAATCCCTTTCAAATTTAGTAATTCTTATCTTTCTTCGGTAATCATCTGGATATCTAAATCTTGAATATGAGTTTCTTTCTTGATATGCATTTAATTGGCTTGATTCATTACCATCATATCTACCATTTGTTTCATTATAAATTGGATTAATAAAATTCATCCACTCTTCAAACATGCGTAATACATTATAATCATCATCAATGTAAAAAGTTAAATCAAATTCATTATAGATTCTTCTTGACGCAAATCTCTCTGTCATTCCTTGGCGACTTCCAAGTTCTTCTGAAATGTTAAAGTTTGAACCTGGTAATGATGCGTCAGAACATAAGAAATCATACTTTTGAGATGTAGAATTTGTATCTTCAAACAAACCACAATTAGTTAAGTATTCATATAAACCAAGATTCTCACCTATCTGACTTCTACGAACAAGATCTAACGATACCTTAAACTGACTTGATATCGCAAGTTTTGAAAATATTGGACTCGCATTGGGTATACTTAAATATAAGTCTTCCGATTTTATTGCCATCTAAATAGTTTTTAAATTGATCCTGATAATATATGTATGTCATATAAAGGAAAATATTACCCAAGATACCCAAAAAAGTATAAAGGGGATCCCCAAAATATTATTTATAGGTCTTTGTGGGA